CAACAAGTCTCCAGCGGTATTTGTTGTTGTAGGATACCAGTCAGTGGCATCTTCTTGAGATGAGAACCTAATAAGCAAAGGGTCTTGAGTGCCGTTGCCCTGTGCGGCGCTTGGACTAGCGCCCAGCCCATCGCACCCAAAAGCAATAACGTGCCTGTCTGAGTCAGATACAAGAACTTGCTTTGCCACTTGAGGAACGCTCTTGGCGCCAGATAATGTGGAAAGCTCAACTGCGCGCGCACCTAATCCGCCGCCCTTATCCCAGTAATACACATTAGAGTCCCTTGGGTTGATGATAAGGTCTTCACCAAAGTTATCATGCGACCAAATGCGAATCTGTGTAGTCGTGGTTAGAGATGAGCCTGAACCCCATCCTCCTCGTCCCCATGTGCCAGCACCCCAACCTGTGCCTCCCACCTGAGAGTTTAGGCCAACGTTTATTTGATAGGCGCCTACCACTGAAGCTCCGCCATTGCCCGTATCGGCGCCACTGGCGGAAGTACCCACATCAATTGTATAGGTGCTTGATGACGGGACAGCTATGACTTGATAGCCGTTTATGTCGTTTAATATGTTTGCTGTTATGTTGCCGCCCAAGGATGCGGCTCCAGAGAACGTAACAAAATCGTCTTGAATGGCGCCGTGATTGATATTTGTGACAGTTATGACGCTAGAGCCATTAGTTGCGGCAAAGGTCACGTCACCAGCGGCTGTGGTGCTTCTGAGGGGTGTGATGTCATTGAAGCCACCGCCCTCTTCAATATAATATTTTAGATGAGTTCCAACCCCTAGGAAGTTGGAGCCGTCAAGACCAATCCAGTTGTGAAGGGCGCGACAAACGCCCAGAAATGAGTTAGCTGTGTACTTAGCCCAGCCGCCAATCTTTTCTGGGTATCCCAGTCTAAAGCGAATTTTATTTCCGTCCACCCAGCCGCCTTCGTTAGAGTATGATGTTACATCTCTATTTATACCGGGTCTAAATTGTAACTTCTGAAGGGGCATATTGCTCACTCATAAATGGTATGTAATTAAAGTTTACAACAAACCTTCTGGCACCCTCTTGCGTGTGCTTTACAGACCTGTGTTTCATGCCAGACGGAAAGGTGACTAACCTGTTTCTTTTTGTTTCTACAAATTCACCAGACTCAAATTCTGTGCCGCCAAGGTCATCATCTAAGTAAAAAATAGAAGTCTTAACCAAACTTTTCATCTCTGGGTAAACCCTGTTCTCTACTTCTCCGTAGTCGATGTGGAATATACTTTCCTTGGATGTTGCTAGATTTAGATTGGCTTTTACTTTCAATAACGCAAATGGCTTTATTTTGCCGAAAAGTGGATACAACAACTCAAGGTAGTTGCTTTGTTGAAATTGTATGTTTTGATAAAACAAATGAGTGAACTGTGGGTTTCCGTCACCCGGAAAGTCAGTGTGGTCATCTGAATACCATGGAAAGCTCGGATGCTTTATGCCATCAACTTTATTAAGTTCATCTTCGGTTAATACATTGTCCTCTATTTTTATCAATTTCATCTCCCAATGAACGATTTACCAATACCAAACTTCTACCCATCCGTTTGCGCCCGCTTTAGCGCTGTCAACGCCCGATGACGCTCCTCCGCCGCCCACAGAGTAACTGAGCGTTCCTCCACTTAGGCCCGCATTATTAACAAAACTTTTTACCATATTTCCTCTACGGCCCTCGTTGCCAGTAATGTCAAAGTTACCGTCTTGAGCGCCCCCCGCGCCGCCATTGCCAACAAATACTGTGCCGCCAGAATCCCCACCTGAGAACGGGCCGTTATAAGAGCCGTCTCCATTGCCGCCACCGCCACCCTTGGCTCTCATGTTAATGCTGACCGGACCGCTTATGGTGCTGTCACCGCCAGTACCGCCGTTATAGGAGTTATTGCCGTTGCCGGGGCCTCGTGTTCCGCCACCACCGCCGCCGCCAGCAATCTCTATATAAACAGCTGATGTACCTGATGGCAAAGAAATGTTGCCACTGCCACTATTGAAAAAAACAATATTAGCCGGAGATGGGCTTGATGGAGAGGCAAACGATAGCTGACCAGACCCGTTTGTTTGCAAAACTTGACCGCTTGTTCCGTCAGCTTGTGGGTGACTGATACCATCAATCACAACACTACCAGAACCGTTTGGCGTTATGGTTATGTCGCCATTTGTATTTGTGCTGGTAATGGCATTGCCATCAATGTTCAGGTTATCAATATCCAAGTCGCCAGTGACATTGGTTGTCGCTGTAATAGTGACAGCGCCAGTGCCATTTGGCGTAAAATTGATATTGCCATTTGAATTGGTGCTGATAATTGTATTGCCATCAATATTGATGTTGTCTACATCAAGGTCGCCAGTGATGTTTGTGGTGCCTGTGATGTTAACCGCGCCAGTGCCATTTGGAATGATGTCAATATCACCATTGGACACTGAGACAATATCGTTGCCATTAACGTCCAAATTGCCCCCAAGCTGGGGTGTCACATCGTTAATAAGGTCTGTGTTAGGTGTTAAGGATTTGAACACGCCTGATGCGCCGCCACCGTCACCAGTAACCGCTTGAGTTGCACCAGATACAATCTCTACGCCGTTTGATGTTGAGTACACAACACCCTTATAAATGACGCGACAGGCAGAGTCTGTTTCGTTTTTAATTACAAAATATTTTTGCTGGTCCGTTGGAGTTACTCGAAGCTCAAATGTGGCCCCCGGAGTTCCAGTGAGAATGATTACTTTATGAGAACCGTCTGAGCCAGATGTTCCATCAGTTGTGGTTAGGTCTTGGCTTCCAGATATAGCAATAGTGGCCTGACCATTGATGCCATCATCAATAATGTCAAAGTTAACATTAGTTGTAACGCCCCAAGTTCCTGACTTATCGCCAGTACCGGGCTTTTCAATTCCAATATTACGGGTATAAGTCGAAGCCATCTAAACCACCATTTTCTTCCATATTTCTATATTACCATTCGCATCTACCTCTGTCCATGTGCCGCCAGATGGGGCAACTGGACTCCAGTTTTCTGGAGATGCTCCAGCGTCTATTTTTTCCCACAGAAGCGCGCCATTTGTTGTTTGAACAAAGAAGAAATCTACATGTAATTCATTGTCGTAGATTAATATGCCAGCTGTTTCATCAAGCTCAAACTCTGATACAAGAGCCAGAACCCCAGTATTTACGCGGCTACTTGAAGTCTCCTGAGAGAACTCAAAGTCAACAGCGGCGGCTCCTGAAAAATCAACATTTGCCGAAGATGACTGTGTAAAGTTAGCGGACTGCTCAGAAGATGTTATAGCAATCTTTGTTGCGGCAGAGTCCTGTATAAATGAAGCGTCTTGTTCTGACAGCGCGCTTGCAACATATGTGCCAGATGTAGTTTGTACGCTAGTACAAACCATACCAGAAACGCCAGTGGCAAATCTCAACAAAGACGCATTCTGCGTGAAGTTGGCAGATGCCTCCATTATGCCAGTAAGTATTCCAACTCCGATAGACGCCTTGACGCCTATGGCGGTCATTTCAGCGGAGCCTTTGGCAATTATATTTGAATTGTTTCCTAGCTCAAATTGAGAAAATATAGACTGAGCGCCCGCAAGAAGAACGCCTTGGTCTGATATAGCTCTTTCTGATATGGCAACCGCGCCTAGCATCAGTCAGCATCCTCTATAGTTAGTTCTTCCGCAAATGACCTATGCTCAAAAGGCGTGGCTATTGGCTGTTCAGATATGGACGAGACAGCAAACATTACATCTCGCCTACATATACGGAGAAGACTGCGTTTGTGTATGTTTGGTGAGTGCCATTATGTTCTGCCGCCCAATAACCGTTGTTAGTGCTGGCCTTACCCTGCAAATTAAACGTCATTGTTCCGGTGCCTGTAAACGGCGTGTGAGGAAAATCAGAAAGACACAACATATTAGTGTCTAACTGCCATGACGTACCAGTAGTATCGTTGATGCCAAAACCCCAACCATTATCTGCCACAGTACCACTGGAATCACCGCTATAAGTTAGCCTGTAACCAGTGTGCTTTTGTGCGGTACCCGTGGCTCTAGCGGATATACAATACGAGAGGTAGACTTTCTCTCCAGAGTTTACGACAACATTTGAAATAGACATCATTGTTGCAAAACCTGTTGTCCAATTCATGCCACTAGGCATACTCGCATGATACGCTCTTTTGAAGAGGCTAACTCCAGAAGGCATCGTCAGAGTTTTTGAAGACAAATTCAGGGTGCCGTTCAGCTTTGTGTCTGTTATCGCACTGTCTGCAATTTTTGCGGTTGGGATTGTTAAATCCGTCCCTAATAGGCTTGCAAGATTACGGGCGTTACTCATGTCTTACTCCGGCTTAGTGGGCCATACAACCTCATCAAGGCTACCGTATGACTGCGTGATGTCTCTGAGCGCCTGACGATAATCTGCCTGCGCCTGACTCATTGTAAGGTCGCTAGATGCCCACCAGTCTGTTTCCGAAATGCGGCGGTTTCGCTCTTCACGAAGCGCGTTGATTGGCTCGTCAATCTCAATAGCGGTCTTTGCCTCGACCACTTGCTCCCATGTAACGCCCCATTCGTTTGCGTTTTCTGACTCAATGCCAGAGCCATATTCATCAGTCCCGACAACCTTACGAAACATTTCGTTAAATTCAGCAGAACTTGTTGGCTCTCCACGCAGTACCCATTCGGTAATGCCGAGATTGTTAAGTGCTTGTGCTACGCTTGCCATTGTTTACTCCTATGCAATCTTAATAGCGGTCATTTCAACACTCTTCTGGTTGTTTGCCGCACCAAGTGTATTTCCGGGACTACCATCAAAAGTATTAACATCGTCCCACGAATTGTTTTCAACCAATGTTTGGACGGTTATTGCCGCCGTTGAAGAAAGGGTCGCCACAATAGACCCGCCATGAAATGTGCTATCTGTTCCGTCAGCCGCCTGTGTCGAGCGAACAGAGTAAGAGTTTGCAACAACTGAACCCGCCGCATGGTCGTACAGGCGAGAGACAACCTCACCGTGGCCACCAGAATTATTGATACAAGTCGCATTATATTGAATGATATAAGTGCCAGCCGGAAGGCTCGCATAGCCAGATGCATCAACGCTTGCACCCGTTATGCTACCTGAAGAAATGGTGTCAAACTGTCTAGTGTGAAATGTATTGCTAGACCTTCCAGTAGCGTTAGAATACCGAACAAATACGGCAGACTGTATTACGTTTGGCAGGGGGTTGCTAAACGAAACATTACCACTACTGTCAATCGTCAGCGCCGTGTTCGAGTTGGTTGGGTCTTGGATTTCGGAGACTTTCAATATGCTAGTCATTGTGCAATCTCCATTAAGACTAGGGACACCGAGCCATAATTCCAAATTTGATTAAGGGTTCCCCCAAGATAATCAACTCTATGAGAATACGTTATTGCGCTGGTTGTTGCCGGGCTATCTAAAAAGAAATAAGGCACACTAATCCTAGCGCCAACTGGAAATGTATAACCAATTGCGTTGCCCGGAGTTTGAACAACCGAGCTATCTCGCATTATCCGAAGATATACATATCCGCTGGCGTTGCTTTGATG